AAAGTTCAAGACTCAAATACCTGACGACATCTGACAAAAATAGATTAATCAAAAACTTTATCAGAAAACCAAATGGCGCATCTTTCCCTTCAAGGTTACGAAAAACGCAAGAATTAGACTCTTCCGGGTTGTTGGAAGAAATTGGCGTCTATGGAGAAACTTTTGAAAAACATCCGTTTTTTGTAACTTTTCATGGTGATAAATTGGTCAAGTTTGCAACCAGCCCTAGTGATGTGAATGCAGACGCAAACACTATTAAGAAAATTCTGGGAGCAATACACCCAGAATTAAATCCAGAAACATTTGAGGCAATTTATCAATCGTGGATAAGAAACCCATTTATCACAATTGACACTAATGATGGAAAAACCGTTGGTGTTAGGTTTGGCCTAAATAACAACGACACAGAAATGAGAAATGAACTCAGAAAACGCATTCGTGATGTTTATGATTTTGTTTCACGTATAACCGGCGGGAAAGTGCCGAAAGCACAATATCCAGCAGAAAAAGAAAGTGCAGCAACGGCCGAGGCCGAATTCCCGCTAACAATGAGAGGTCTTGCAAATGACTTCTTTAGGAGAATACAGCCTTCTCTTTTGAATCGTGGTCATTCAATTGAGTCACTATCTAATATTTTTAACCAAAATGCCGAAGAAATGGCATTGCCGGAGATTGCAAACCGTGAGCAGCTATTAAAGTTCCTGCAAGAAAACTTTCCTGGAATCATCAAAAATCTAAAACCGGAGTCATCAAAACTTGACGGTTTGACTAGTGATGAAGTTACCGAAGCTGTGGAAATAGTTTCAATGCTCAACGATGGAACAAGAGTTCTTAATTTTGGAGAAATAAAACAACTCCTTAGCACCAAAGAAAATGGCTACGAGCTTTGGACCGATGATGCAGTTGAAGAAGTTATCAACACGGTGAACAACTACACCTCGGTCTCTGGTGGCTCGCAGCTGATAGAGACTGGGCCGGTGGGAAGAATGAGTTTGCCTGGGGAGAAGCCAAGCGAAATACTCAGAGACGAGTTTGAAGCTGCACGCATTCTTCGCTCCATGCAAAAAGCAAAAGATATGACCCCCGAGGAAGAAGATGCCTATAGAAAAGTGCAATGGGCTCGTCAGGAGCTTGAGAATGTAGTTGAAGAGGACTGGGTTAGATTTGGGCCATTTGACCTAACCAATGCCTATCGCCCTCTTGCGGAGAGACAGTCTGGAAATCTTTCGTTATACATTAGGTCGCTTGGGGATGAAGCTGCCATGGACATGTTTAAGGAAATATCTTCAAAATTCCCCGATACAGAAAAAGAAGAATCAATCAGTGATTTTGAGTCAAAAATTAGAACTGCTTTATCCAAAGCTGCTCGTGGAGATGAGATTACTCCAAATTATCCAGACTCATGGCCGCCGGAAATGCTTGATTCAGACTTAAACGAAATACTTTCACCAAAAGAAATGGCTGCTGTTGCACAAGTCGAAGATGCGCTAGACAGAGAAACCCTGGTTTCAATGCTTGGTGGCGAGCTGCTTGGTTCAGACCCAGAAGAGACAAGACAGGAAATATTAAGAATTGTAGAGTCTCTTCCAAAAATTAATGTTCCTGAAGAAGACGGTTCTTCTAGTTCTATAAAAACCCCAGAGCAAATGAGTCAAGACATATTGATAGAAGCATTTGATGGAACTTTGGCTTCCGCAAAAGAGCTAGTTGATTCCATGTCGGAACAACAGCTTGATTCCCTAAGAAAATCTTTCCCTATTTCTGATTATGCAAAAAATTCTTTTAATATTCAAAATCTTCAAGTGCAAAGAGCTTCGTTAATTAGACAAACATCCGTAGCCATGGCCAAACTTTCGCAGACGGAAGATGGAAGAAACAAGATAAGACAACATTTGACAGAAGTTGCCGACCTTCTCCCCGATGGAACAAATGAATTGCTGAGAAAAATACAAAATAGTGAAATTGAAGAAGAAGATGCATATGAATCTCTTTCTAGATATGTTGGCGATTCAGAATCTACGCAGCCGGTCTCAAAATTGTGGTTCAACACGGCAGCACCATTGTTTTCTGCAAATAACGAAACATCCGATTTACTAAAAGTTTTTGAAAACGACAAAAAAAATCAAATTAATAAATTGTTCGCAGAAATTGCTTTTGCAGAAATTAATTTTTCTGAAGAATCTCCTGAAAAAATAAAAAAACAAATACAGGAATTTGTTCAAACAAATCCAGTAGACGGAATTGGTTCTAGAGGTATTTATATTGAACCAACCACCGCCGGCAAAACACAAAGCGCACTCGAGAAAAAACAATTAGAATTAATATCAAAATATGACGGAACGTCAGAGTCCGCAAAAGAAATAATTGACTCACTCACAGAAGAACAGGTAAGAAAACTCTGGGCAAAATACATATTCCCAAGTTTTTATAGAGTCACTGGAACTGGACCAGGCTCATTTATTAGAAAAAGAAATCAAAAAGCTTCTGCGGAAAGAGCACAGCAAGTACTAAATAGGCTTGAGGATAAGTTCAAGAATTCCATTTATGGTTTGGGTGGTTTCGTTGATGCAGACGGATACTCCGCCGATGACGTAAATATGTTAATTTCCGATGCAATTGAAAACTCTTTTGGCGTAGCTTCATTGGAAAGTTTAAGCAAAGAGGAAAAGAAGGAGTATGTTTCCCTTGTCGGATATTTCCTTTCCGGCGGCAGGTCTTTGCTCGTAAAAGGAGAATATACCGAAGCTTTGAGAAAAATTGATTTAGAAAAAACCCCAAAATCCATACAGCAAAGAAAACTTGAGAGAATTGACAATGAACTCTCCGAGATACTAAATGATGCAGGCGACAAAATGGATGAAGCCGTTTCTGATTTGTTGGGTGAGTATAGAAACATGTCTCCAGAGGAACTTGAAATTCTTCGTAAATTAGAAGAAGAATTTGGTGACACCAAAGATGAAAGCACATCTCAAGGGGGTGAATTTGCTGATGCGCCAGACGACTGGGAGGATAATGACCCATTTGGTCCTGTCGGCTCAATGGCAAGAAAGCCAGATGGCTTAACCGAAAAAGCCGAGGCACTTCTTGATGCGAACTTAACCCCTCATAAAAAACATGACCAAAAAGCACAAGATGAATTTGCATATGTTGAGCAAGCGGCAGCGCTTGAACTTAGAAAACTTGGCTTGGAAACACCTGGAGGATTCTTCTATACAGACTCTATTGATGATGGAATTGACCCACGAATTGAGGCTTCGTATGTTGCCGAAATAAACAAGCGTGTTGATGAGCTTTTCGAAAACAGCGAGTTTAGAAGAATGAAGAGTGGCAAGCTTGTTTATATTCCACAAAGACTTATTGGAGGGGAATCAGAAAGTGCAGAAGATGAGTTAATACCATATAACCCAGAAATGGATGAAGACGAATCACTACGTCCATCAAACTTTAATCCAGATAGACACCCAATAGCATCCGCCCTGAATGAAAGATATGAGTCATTTATCGGCGGAAACAACAACCACTTTACTAGGGATTGGTTTGGTGAAAATGGAAGATATGGAACAGATGCACAAAATCTTCTTGGGTTAATCAATAACGAACCCGGGCTTATTGACATGGACAAGATTTTGACTTATGTTCAAAATCAAAGTGGCTGGATTGAGGGTGAGGACCTTGAAGAGTCAATGAGGGCTGCCGAATCGATAAGTATTCCTATTGTTCCCGAAAGATACAGGTCGGGCGGCAGTAGATTCGGAATAAGTTCATTTTCTTCGCAAAGAAGGCTTAGTGCTACTGAAAAAATAGAACTTGACAAACAGAAAAAAATAGCTCGCTCAAAAGCAAAGTCAAGCAAAGCTCTCCGCGATGGCTGGCTAAACGACATGACAACTGGTTTAATGCTTAGCGAATCAGAAATAGGTTTGCGTGATGGATACTACCCGGATGCAGTCTTGGCTGGAATAAAATCCGCACTTCGTGAAAATGGGCAAATAGATAACCTTGATTCAGTAATAAGAGCCGCAAAAAATGCATCTGATTCTCGTTCTCAGGCAGAATCAAGAGTAAAAGCTTTGGCAAGAGTTATTGAGATTACGCAAAATTCGGGTGATTTGATTAGCGAAATATACGACATTGACAATGCCATAAATGAGCTTGATGATGCGGCAGACAGAACATCACGCCAGTACCAGGAAAGAATACGCTCCCAAATTCTTTCAAGAGTAAGCGCAACTGCATCATTGATAAAAGCAAGAGAAATGTTTATAGCAGACCAAAAAGAAAAAATTCGTTCAAGAACAATAGCTCCAAGAGATTATCTAATTTCAATACAAGAATGGGATTCTCGATACGGTCCACAAATTCTTCAAATGCAAGCCGAAATACAATCATTTTCTACAAAAGCAGAAGCCAGTTCTCGCACTAGATACGACATAATGGTGCAAAAAGATGAGCTACAGAAAAGAGCAGCAGAGCTCAAAGACATGGTTGCAGACTCAGCAAGATATATGAATGTCTTGATGGCCCAAAGAGCGGTAAACGAAGCAATGAAGAATCTTGCCGACAATAACGGCGACGGAGTAGCTGGTTCTGGTCCTGTCGGTAGTATGAAAAAAATTGGTCGCTTATTTGGTGAATCTGGTGTGGTGAGTGGTTTTGATGAAAATGTTGATGATACTTCAAATGTTTATACTCCATTCAATATATCAATGACCAAAAAAGAAAAAGCATTAAGTAATGTGATTTTGTCTCAATTGCGTTCTGTTAATGGAATACAAACAATTGACCTAGTAGAGAATAGAACTGCTCGGGCAAGACAGAGAATTGAGTCCTACAGACAGAGCGTCCAGTCTTCTCCGGTCGGGGCGGTTAGGGGTCTGTCAAACGAAATACAGGACATTCCCGAAGTGCTCAAGAGCGTATTGCAAGATGAATACAATCGCTCAATTGGCAAAATGCTTGCATTTGAAAACGAAAACGATATTAGAAGCCTAGTTAATGCTTCTTATACCCCTCAGTTAACTCCTAATCCAATTGGTCCATATGTCATACGGCCATATGATGACCCATCAGTTACCTTGGAGCCTGAATCAAGTGGGTATTTTGGGTATGAGGAGATGCTCCCACCAACCGACAAGAGACTGCGTATTTATTACGATGCATTACGCAAAGAAGTTGAACGGGTTGGCGGTTTTGTAATAAATCCTGGCGGTAAATCGACAAACGACGAAGGCAATAACCATAAGTGGGTTCAGGGTATGCCTGTTTATCATCAGGCAAATGTGGATGCAGTACCATCAATCATCAAAAATGGTTTAAACAGCCGTGATGCCATGCGCATAGACGGCTCGCAGTCGCCTATTGACAAAACCAAAAAAGTTCCATCCGGGAAAATATGGCTTGCATCAACTCCCGCAATATGGGACGAACAGGCTCCACGTCAATTTGATGGGATAGTTACTATGAGAATCATGCCCGACGCAGATATGATTTCCACCCTAAATAGACACTATGCAAAAAAAGAAAAAAACTGGGACGGACTTAGCAGAAGTCCAGATTATTCAACAATTGAATTATCTGATGCAAATATTTCCCCTAAGACAATAGAGATTCTCAACGAGCAGGGAGAATGGATTCCATTACTGAAGGCATATTTTACGACTTCGCCAGGAATGCCATCGAGGACATCTCAAATTCTTAACGAAATAGATGGTGGTGCGGATATATATTCCCTTGCAAGAAAAAACAATATGCCGATTACGGAGATTTTTTCAATTGCAGCAATTAGGGAATCACTTTTGGCGAATGTTAAACACGATATACAAAAACTGACCCTTAGACAACTTATAAATAAATACGGTTTTAGCCAGACAAGACTTATAAACGCAATTGATGCTTCCAAAAAAGCTAACAAATTTAGAAAATCATACTCGCAGATGATGAAAAGATTTAACGAATTAGCACCAACAAACACCCTTGCTTCGTCGTACGAAATTCTAAATGAAGAATTTCCAGAAATTACAAAAATAAGGGGAATGGGTTCTGCAGCCAAGCTAATTACACTTAATGATGAGTTATTAGATTCTGTAAGAGAAAAAATATCTAGAGCAATGAGACTTTTTTCAGACTACCCAAACATGGTTCCCCGTGTTGCAGCAGGCCTGACTGGTATTAGTCAGGATTCAGCCAAGTCTATTTACAAGGCTTTACTAAATGATGAAAATAGAACTCCAAGGCCGGTGCCAACCGCTATCCGGGCAAGTTCACCAATGCCCGCCGACTGGGACTACATGACATATGGAGAAAGACAGGATTGGCTCAGTTCGGATGAAGCAAAGCAGAGAATGGGCGCTCGAGCCAGAGGCTTTGCCGCGCAGCGAAATGCAGAAGACATCGAATCATCTGGTTCAATGGATGGCCCATACGGAGCCATTGCTTCAGCTTTGAAAAAAGCAAACTTAGACAAAGATATCTATGGAACAAATTCAAGTGACGAAAATGGAGTCAGCCCGACATTCTCCTGGAGGGGTCTAAAGGACTCAGACTTAATTAGAACTGGATTTTTGTCAACATCAAAGTTTATTGAATCTATCCCAAACTTGCAAACTCTTAATGATGAAAATTTTGCGGTATTTTTAAACACATCGCCAGCTATTGCCCAAAAACTTAGAAGTGGTAAATTCAATCTTTCTTTTAATGCTGCTAGAAAGCTTGCTTACTCAATAGGAAAAAATCCAGAAAATATATGGCCTACATATGCTGCGTCAGAACAGAAAAATGGCCCGGATGGCGACCTTCTTTGGATTTCAGGCAACTGGTCAGAAATGAAGCCAGTGTTTGAATCAATTGAATCAGGACAAAATGATTCGGAAATATCGGGAGCACTTGGGCGCGCAATTAACCCCAAAATGGCAACTGCTAGAAAACTTGCGACCAATGGGAAGCTTGAAGATTTCTACAAACAAGTTGGAAAAAAGAATCCAAGCATTGATGAAGTTTCTAAATTTATGTCTTCTTTAATGCCAGAATCAAGAAGGGAAACTGTTGCATCTTTCGCTAAAGCAGGGTATAGCGAATCTGAGATTGTTGAAACAACTGGATTTAACCCAAACACGGTAAGAAATCTTCTTCATGAACTGAGGAAGTCCGGTATGGCCCCATCCTCTATTGGCTCACAAGAATGGATTGCAAAGAATAGAAAAGCAATCGTTGATGACATAGAATCCGGAATGTCAAAGAGACAAGCAATGCGCAAGTATGGAATAGGCGCAGCTGCTTTGAACTCGGTAATTCAGCCAAAAGAAGAAAACGCAAGACCTAGGCAGTCGTTTAGAAATGCATATGAAGAAATGGCTTCTGGCCCTTCGGGTGCAATGTCAAATCGAAGAATAGCAAGTGATGCCTCCCAGTCAAATGGCCCAACCCCAGAATGGGACTCGGAAAATCCAGAAGTTGGAGTATTTCTTCCAGATTCACCACCGGTTATGGTTGGAAGCCCGTTTCATGGGCCAATTGAAGCACGTAGGTTCTCAGACGGAGAACCCAAAGACCAAGAAGCTTTGGATAAATGGTTCCCAGGTCTTGTAGATTTGCTCAAATATCATGTTAATGGTGGAGAGCTGTTTGATTCCTCGGTTGAGTCAGAAGAAGACGCCCCAAGCGTTTATGCAGAATCAGAAAAAGACAGAACCAAGCCAGTAAATGAAATGATTAGAGCAAATCAATTCCCTGGATTGATTAGGTCAATGCGGCACATGATGGGCGAATCCTACAAGCAGATGGTCGCCGAACAGCAGGCAATTGAAGAGTTCGGACCAGATGGGTATTCTGAAAGAGGAGATAGCGCACTAGAGCGAGAATACCAACCAGGTTTTATTGATGTTGAGTCAATCACATCTCTTGATAGTCCAATTGCAAAAGAAATCATGATGATTTATCGTTCTCTTGGAAGGGTTACATCGGGTTTTGTTCCTGGGGACTCAAGCTGGATTAATGATGCAGTTCGTTTGATGTCCAGAGATTCAGAACTTGAAAAAATAGGACTAAATGAGGATTCCCGAAACAAAATAAAAGAGTGGATGAGAACAGCTACAGCTCGTGAATTTAAAGCTGCGCAGGCCATGTCGGCAATTCACTCAATGATGATTGATGTTGTGAATGATGTCAATAGTGCAATGTTTCCCAATAATCAATTTACTGGCAGAACAGTTGCGGACGACCAGATGCTCGGATGGTATTTTGACAGAATTTTCAAAGCAATATATGACGAAGCCGATTCATCATTTGTTCTTGAGGATATATCTAGAGAAAAAGGTGACAGTTTTGTTCGTCTTAATCCAGAGCAAATCGAAAGATGGTATGACTCCACAAAGGACATTGGCGAAACAATGGCTGCCCTTTTTGCTGACGCAATAGAATTTTCTTCAACTAATTCAAAGTTTTCAGATGATTCGTTTAATATGCTTTCGGTTGCTCCAAGAAAAGCAGCAGATGGAAAATTCTCCATATACGGCCCGGACATTGTTTACAGCGGCATGGAGGATTCAAGACCATACAATAAGGCAGTTAAATGGTTTGCTAGACCTGGCACGGAAGAAGAAGTTGAATCCCTGTATGATTCTTACGAAAAATCTCCAGATGCTTATTGGTGGCAGGGTGAAGACGGCCAAATATCAACGACTGAGCCAATCACAACAAAAGACATTCTATCAATGGATTCTGGTGGAGAGTTCTCTGAATACATGAGAATACTCACTGAGTCAATTGCTGAATCACCAGACGAAAATGCCTCCGTAATTCTCAGACAGCTTTTTGGAATAACCCCGTCTGGTGGAACATCTCTAAATAAAGACGAGCTTGCCCTCAATCAGGCCTACTCTCAGCTGAGCGGTTTCCTAAGAGGAGAAGTTGATTCTCTTAAAGAAAACAGGACGAGAGTTTCGGAAAATATGACAATGTCTTCATATTTCCCATGGGTAAATTGGTCAAATTCATCAGATGCATACCCAGTAATTTCTGGAGACATACAGTCACTGCTTACCCCAGAGCAAGCAGAAAGATATGAGAAAATAAATACTTTTACACAAGAAAGAATAGATTCTCTTGATGGGGCAGCTAAAGCCGCATATCAAAAGTATGTGGAATTAGCAAAAAATACATCTGCCATTAACAATTTAAGAAAAACTCGTGGCAGATTAGACGAATCATTAAAACCATTAGACAAAGTTTTTGAAGAAATAAAAAAATTACAGGAGAATCCTGAAAACGCATCTGAAACAGTTGGCCTTCTTGCAGAATTACAACAATTTGCCGAAGAAATTGGTGCTCAGCAAATCGCCGACACAATTGACGGAATTGCGATGAAAATTTTTGAAGCGCTTCAGGGTAATGCAACAGATTATAATCCCAATTTTAAAGATGCAAAAACCCTTATGTTAAATTTAGTACAAAACGAATTTGCTCAATACTTGAAATTTTTTGATTCTGCTATGAGCGTAGGTGACGCTTTTGAAAAAATTGCACAATTTATTAAAGCGGAAGACAAAAAAACACGAAGAAATTCATTAATGCCAAGATACAAACGAGAAGTCATTGATGCTGCTCCAGCTTCTACATTCTCAACAGATTTCAAAAATATAAGAACTTTTGATTCTTGGCTAAATGACAACGGTTATGAAGATTTGACATACGAATACTACTCATCGGCAGATGAAATACCTAAAAATTTCTTTGGCGAATCTTCGGAAATAAATGATGACAGAATTGTTCCACCTGGTGATGGTCCCATAGGCAAAATGGCACTGAATAGATACACCAAACCAAACATCATGTCTGTTGTGCACGCTCACGAAGAAGCAAAACTTGGTAAGTCCAGTGAGGTAACAATACCCTACCTACTGCTTGGTCTTGCAAGAGAAAACATCGGTAAAAAGTCTGTTAACCAAAGCATTGCCGGAAGAGTGCTTAATAGACTGGGTATTAGTGTTAACGACCTACGTGACGCAATAAGTAAAACATTAACCCCAAGCACGAGTGATGATTCAGGGAAAGTTGCTTCTTTGAGTTTTAGCGCTAGAAAAACAATGATTAACTCAGTAAGGGAAGCCCTTAATCGTGGTGAAAACATAATTGATACAGAACACTTAATTGCTTCAATTGCCAGAGCAAAAGATGGAAGAGATGATGGTCTTTCCGAAATTCTAAAGTCTCTTGGAACCAGCAAGTCAGAGCTACTTGCAGAGAGTGTTTCCACAATGAAGAGATTCTCAATGGGTCGATTCCCCAACGAGAGTGGCCCAATTGGGAAAATGGGTATTGCGAGAGATGCTACTTTGCAAAGGGATAGAGAAATTGAAGCGCTTAGAGCTGATGAAAACGCATCAAACCTATGGTTCAACAAAGACAGAAACCCTGGAATCAGAAACAATACAGCCTCCGACTCGGAGCAAGTACAAGAACTACAGAGACTGATGGACTTGTATGTTTCTGGTGTTGCAGATAAGAGTATTTCAGCAAACGACTTCAGAGAAGGAACATCACCTTTTTCTTCAGACTCGATTCTTCCTACCAATTCCTCGCTTATATATGGAGAAATAGGAGAAGAGCCATCAGATATTATTGGAGCAATTGCATATCGTTCAAATCTGATAGATGCAATGATTGACCGTTCTGGCAAGGATTACAAGGATTACACAGACATTATTGCTAAAGCAAAATCACTCTTTAACAATGACAAGCACATTGAGCTATTCAATGATGATTCACCAACCGGCAGAATGTCAACATTTGATGGTTTAATTAAGTCCTATGAAGGCATATACGGCATGCCTACGATGCAACCTCAGGACGAGTACTACGAATCTGTTTATGGAACAAGAGACATCGCTTCGGACAGCCTAAGAAGAGCCGCCTACACGGTATCAAAGTACTCACCGCTAGATATAAGCAAAAACCTTACATCTGGCGATGACGATGATGTTGAATGGTCAACGAACAACTGGTCACTTGCCAAGAACAGGTTGATGCAGGCATCGGATGCCGTAATCGTAAGAATGAACAACAATGATTTGCGTTCTGCTGAAGTACTCATGATTGACAGGAAGAGTGGACCATTCACAAACGCAAAAGCACTTGTCGGTGGACTGCGAGATGGCAGCGAAGACTACATGACTACCGCCACAAGAGAAGGACTGGAAGAGGTTGGTATTGACCTTGAGTCTTCAATCGAAGCAAGACCGCTTGGCATAATAACCTCACCAGACTGGGACCCTAGGTTTGTAAAAGGTGCAAGAGTTGGTGCCGGTTTGTTTATTGTTCCATGGGATTCAAATGTAACAGCTGCTTCAGACGCAAAAGCTGCAAGTTGGGTACCACTTGAAGACATAGCAAGAGGAAAATATCCAATCGCATTTGGACATGCTGAGTGGTTGAGAAGAGCTGTTGCCAAAATGGGCAAAGATTACGAAGGCTCAAACTCCGCAGACCCATTTAGCGACTTGAGACTATCAATAGCGCTGAGACTAAACATACTTGCAAAAGCTCAAAGAATAAGAAATCAAAGAATACTTGCAAGAATAAACAAAGTACGTTCTGAAAAAGATGCAGAAAAATTCCTGCCCAACGACAAGATGCCACATCCTTTAATGCCGTGGGGTGCAGAATTTAAGAGCGACTCATGGAATCCAGATGGTCCTGTTGGCAAAATGGCAAGACCATCAAGACCAATAGTCGACAAGTCACTAGCTCAAGACCTTGGACTTCTTGACTATCAATCTGGATACTCGATTGATGAACTTAATTCTTCTAGTCCAATTCCTACATCTCAAAAATATAGACTTAGTGGGAATAAAGTTTCCGATGATAGATACAACGGACTCTGGATTCCGTATATGGAGAATAGTATTTCCAGAGTTTCAAAGCCCGAATTTAATGAAGGAAAAGAACAGCCAACCGTTTATGTGCTTGGTGGTTCTTCGGGAACTGGAAAAACTATCGCCAGAACTTCTGGATTTTCGGGGATACCCTCATACAACGATGCTGTAGTTATTGACCCAGACGATGCAAAAATGGTTATGCCGGAAGCACGCTACTGGTACGAAAGACAACTTCCCGACGCTGCCAACTTAACTCACGCAGAATCTCGTGCTCTGGCGGCTTCATTAATGAGAAGAGCCAGTTCCGAAGGAATTGATATGACCTACGATACAAGTGGTCAGTTCAACGACGGCAACAAAGACCTGATTAACTGGAGGAAGGCGGGGTACAAAATTGTTGCCCACTACTTCTTTTCACCAGATGATGTAATTCTAAAAAGAAACGCAGAAAGATTTGAAAGAACTGGAAGAATGGTCCCTGATTGGATTCCTCCAGTGATAAACAGAAATCTTTACTTTCAATTACCAAACCTTGACGCTTTCTTTGATGAGCTGTTTGTCTATGACACAACAAATGACCCGATGAACCCAATAATGGTTGCTCGAAGGGCAATTAACGAGCAGTTGGAAGTAATGGACCCCAAACTCTTTGATTTTGCCAATTTTGACAAAGGAAGGTAGTATCTAATCATGGCAAAAATGAACAGTTTTGGCAACCCAATGGCCCGTGAAGGGATAAACCCAATTGAGGCCTTGCTTTTGGCCGCCATGAACGGATATTCCCTTGAGGAAGCCGGACTTCTGGATAATAAGGAAAATCAGGAAATGCTAAAAATAGTCAATTTGAGCGTTGCTGAAGCTAGAAAAATTGGCGCAATAATTGACATACCCTCTTAGTAACATACATTCCCTACATAACTTTTTGGCGTGTTAAATTTGTAACTAAGGCATACGACGCTGGGTGCTTACCTGAGCAGTGTTGACACAAACAATTTCATAACCAAAATCTCAATAGGGAGAAAAAAAATGTCAGACGATTCACGCGTAAGAGAGCTTCAAGGAGCTCTAAGAGAAAAAATGGCCGACAACAAGACAATTGCCGACTCGTTCAGAGTTGACAACGGTACAGTTGTTGTGTCCGCAGAGCAGAAGTCAGCCTTTGATAAGAACATGGGCGACATCCGCGAAATCAAGAGCCTCATCGAGGGCCTTGAGTCAATGAAGGGTGTCCAGGAATGGGGCTCGCAACAATCATCGGACTCTGTAGCAGCAGCAGCAGCAGCTGGCGCATTCAGCGCACAGACAGAGCGTCATATGAGCATTGGAGACGCATTCGTTAACTCGGCTGAGTTCAAGTCGCTTCAAGGTGGAAAGAATGGCGCAAACATGCCATCAGCTTTCCAGATGAACACTTCGCTCACCGGCTACAACGTTAAGGACGTTTACTCAGCATTGCCATCAGGCACTCCTGGCTCGTTCGGAACAATTCAAAGAGACCCAATTGTTACGCCTCCAATGCGTACCAAGCGTGTTCGTGACTTGTTCCCAGCCCGCACAACTTCAGCAGCTGTCATTGAATACTTCCAGCACCTTGGCTTCACGTCAACTGGTGGCGGTACAAACAGTGCGTCATCTGTTGCAGAGCGTTCAGGTGCAAACTTTGGTGCAAAGCCACAATCAAGCTTCGTATTTGTTGGCCAACAGGCTCCAGTACGCACGCTTGCTCACTGGGAAGCAGCACACAGAAACGTTCTCGCCGATGAGCCACAACTGCGCTCAATCATCGACAACGAGCTGATGTACGGCCTTCGTTTGCAGGAAGATGACCAGATTCTGAACGGCGACGGCACAGGCGAAAACCTGACCGGCGTTCTTGAGACATCGGGCATCCAAACCTACGACTGGTCAGACGGCGAAAATCTGCCAGTTGTAGACACGATGGCAGATGCGATTCGTCGCGCTGCAACCTTGTCCTTCTTGGCATACTACGAGCCAACCGGCGTTGTTCTTAACCCACTTGACTGGGAAAAGATTGAATTGACCAAGGACAGCAACGGCCAATATTTGGTCGCTGTGTCAGTGGCAATGGGTGGCGAGCCACGCGTGTGGAGACTCCCAGTTGTTGAGAGCCCTGCAATTGCAGAAGGCACAGCACTTGTTGGAGCATTCGGCACCGGCGCACAGTTGTATGACCGTGAGCAGGCATCGATTCGCATCAGCGAGCAGCATTCGGACTTCTTCGTAAGAAACGCAGTTGTCATCTTGGCTGAACAACGTTTGGCACTTGCTGTCAAGCGTCCAGAGTCGTTCGTGAAGGTAACCTTCGACGCCGCTCCAGAAGCCTAATAGCTATTAAGCGGAAACCCGCTCATTCCTTCGGGAGTGAGCGGGTTTTTTGCTATATATGAGAAGATTAAGCATGAAAGAAAATGAAGCATTTTCATACATAGGCAAAATGCCCCTTTTTGAAAACTTACTCAAAAGCGTTCTGCCTATAACGCAAGAGGACTGGTTGGCTTATAAAAAACGCAAAACAGCTGGTGGTGCAGCTGCAGAAAATACCGACACAATACCTTTGGTCTACGATTTGAAGCATAGGCTCAACTCAAGTGTTTTGCACGAAAACCACGAACGGTTTAGTGTGTACATAGACGATGTTTTGCTCTATGCAAAACAACATATTGGTGATGTCACAGTACAGCAAGCAATGCTGACCAGGCTTAGGGCCGGCACGGTTATCCCCAGACACAGGGATAGGGGTCCATTGACAGCAAAAACCCACAGAATACATGTCCCCGTAATAACAAACACAGAATGCATTTTTAAAGTTGGGGACGAGTCAATGAATCTTGACGCAGGAGAAATTTGGGTGATAGATAATGTCAACAGATACCACAGTGTCAAAAACCTTGGAAACACCGACCGAATACACCTAATCATAGACGCTATCTAGTATGAGATAATTACTGCATGCAAAATCCAATTCTACAACTTATACAAAACCTAGTAAGTGGAGATAACTCTATTCTTGTAGAGGTTGAAAAAATGGAGCAAAAACCAAAACTTGCCGCAGAAGAAGCAGAGTTGGCTGATTCATTACTGAAAATTGCCCAGAAGTATGGGAAGTTTAATGAAGACGAAACTGGTATATGGGCCGGATATATCGATGCACGAGAAAACGAAGTTGCAAAAATAGGAGTCAAATGCTCCAACTGTGCTCTCTACGAGGGCAATGGCTCTTGCAAGATTATTAAGCAAAGCGTTGAACCGAATGGTAGATGCAGGTTTGCCGTAATACCAGACGGAGTCGTAAGTGGCATCGTGGATGGAATGATAAAGAAGGTTAAAAAATAATGGAAAGATTTTGGTATGGAGCTACAGTTTTAAAAGTTATTGATGGTGACACTATCGAGATTATGGTTGACCTTGGTTTTAACATTCACCACAAAATGAGAGTTCGACTTTATGGAATTAATACACCAGAGTCAAGAACTAAAGACCTAGCAGAAAAAGAAATGGGCCTGAAGGCCAAATCATTCACACAAGACTGGCTGACAAACCATAAGTGGGTTTTTGTTAACACAATCCCAGACAAGAATGACAAGTATGGTCGTATTCTTGCAAGAATATACAGCTCAGACAAAATAGAAGACCCATCTACTGCTTGTCTAAACAAAGACATAATCCAGTCCGGCTATGCTCGTGAGTACTTTGGCGTAGGCGATAAAACATGGACCGAATTCAAGTCCAAGTAAGGTAGTATTTCCTGATGGACAACAGTAGAGACACGCAAGACTCAATCGCAGATTTGAATCAAAAGATAGAGGTATTAAGGTCAGAGGTTGAGCATATGCGCCTGGCAATGAGTCAGCATAATCTTCCCAAGCCGTACAGCGTGACGATTACGCCAAACTCAACAGACAGTCTCTCGGAGCTAGTAAAGCCTGTTGCAAAACGTATCTCGGATATTGGCCTGCCTTCTATCTCAAAGATATTTGGCGGCACATTAGCTTCGGAAATTGAAACTAAAGATTTAAAAAAATAAATGTAAACATTTTGACATTAAATATCCCTATCTGCTATTTTTCTTTTTTCTACTGGCTCAAGTCTTCCGTGATGCTTTGCTTCTCCATCTTTCCTTACCCATGTCATACCGTAAGTGGAATCAAGATTCTCAGTCCCCTCTCTACGGAGAAGCCTTTCGGCCATTGACTGGAATGTTGGGTCGTCGCTTAGGTTTAGGTATGCGTTGTGAGACCAAGGGAGGTCATAGAAGGCAGGTGCATTAACCAGAAGTGCCCCCGCAGTGGTCCAGTGTTCTTCGATTCTCGGATTCTCGTTAACAACGGCTCCGGATAGGCAGTATGCAGGGACATTCATACCCACTAACGGTCTATTTACTTCAAGCATTTTTTCTATAGTCGAAGAATCAATTGACATGTCTGAATCTATGTATAACACTGCAGAATAATTCGCGACTCCATAGTTTAGTTCAGTGCAATCTTCACCCCAGTGGTGTCCACTGGTTATTCTGTGTCTTTGGGCGAACTCTCTTATTAGATTTCTGCCAGTTTCTATTCGAATCCACCTATTGCCGGATTCGACTTTTTTCTGCATGTCATTTATTGAATACGTCCAGTAGTCGCCATTAATTTCCTTCAGTGCTTCAATCACTTCGGTAAATGGCTCTATGCCTCTGCCGTCTAGCTCAAAGGCCGCAAACCATTTTACATTTGGAAACTTTCTGCAAATCTCAACCCTGTCGGCGAGCCAGTCCATATGTTCTTTTGCGTCACACTTCCAGGCAACTAGTGGAGTTCCTATAACAAAATGCTTATCATAATCAATTGGTTTTAGTACGGGTGATTCGGATAGTTTGTATTTGGGTTTGTTCAACTCTGCAACAAAATCTGAACAAACGCCTGAGTACTGAATCTTCCAATCATTGTCCATCTCCCACCAGGATAATTCTGGAAGCACCTTGATGCACTTCTCTGAACTCCTCTTCTTTCCAGGAAATGCCCAAATGTAGCCTCTGCTAGTAATCGTGTAGTCGTCCGTATTGTGGAAAAAACAATGCAAATTATGCCTCATAGCAAAAGCTAATGATTCTGAATTTTTACAATGAATCCATATTTGGTCAGTTCTGTCAATTAGCCATTCATGCGGAACTAGATATTGTGGACCATCATGACCTAGAAAGGAACCTGATTCATTAACCCACAAATCAACCTCGACATCAAATCCGTGTGCAATTGCTTCCTCTATATATGTTGGGTGATTTTCGAGTTCTGGCTTTGGACCGTTCAGGTTTCCTCTATGTGATATGTAAATCATAAATCCCTCGAGAAGTGAATGTCTGCTTCTTTACCGACATTATCAGGAATGACATTACACGAGAATTTGTTTGACTGAAGCCAAGAAACAATATCTTCAACCCTATTTTCATCGGTTTTATAAAGGTCAACCGTATAGGCACCTTCACATTTTCCTTTTAAAACAATATCTATCTTGTCCCCAAGACTCTTGAGAACCTTAAAATCATTTCCCTGCGCATCCACCCATAGGTAATCAATTTTCTCAATTCCATTTTCCAGTATGAAAGTATCAAGTCTTATGGTTTGTACTTCGACAGTATGCGTTACCTGAAAATCTGGTCTACCTTCCCACTTTTCGTGAATGTCATCAGCGAATTCATAAAGGGATGAACATCCCCAATCTCCGCCTCCAGCAATATTGAATACTTTTGTTGTCTCCTCCATGTCGACAGCCTTGCCAATGAGGTGGAAATTGTTGTTGTCTTTGAACCTATTTAGTAAGTGCTCTATTAGCTCCGGGGTTGGTTCAAATGCCCAGACTTCATTGTTTTTATTGTTAACAAAATTTGCTGTGTCATTTCCGTAGTTGGCACCAACTTCAACAATTACCGATTTCATTTGTTGTTCTCCAGGTAGTAATTCAGGTCTTCCGGCGTTCCAATTCCCCACATTTTAGGGACTTCTTTAATTCGAATCTTTTTGCCATCCTGAATGGCTTCATTAAATACTGGGCAGACATAAAACTCATTATTGGTTCTAATGTCTTTTTTAATCATTTGATTTGCATATTTAACATAATCAGAGCCATGCTTCCAGTAATAAATTCCAACAGTTGCATTATCTGAAATTGGGTTCTTTTCTGCAACCTCATCTACAAGACCATCGTCACCAAGTTTTGCGTAAGACCACTTTGGGTGAGTTGCCTTAAATGTAAGTATTCCACCGTCGATACCCTCAGCCCCAAATGCGTAAAGACACTCGTTGCTATTCCAGTCGACTATCTGGTCAGAGTTCGCCATTAATAATGGTTCTTCATTGTCTATCAATCCAGATGCCAATAATGTCGTGCAAGCAGCGCCATCCGTCATTCCATCAACCAGGACAATGTCGCACCCTGGTTTGATGAGTCCCAGAACCTGTTTCAAGTTGTATTTTTCGTAGTGCTCTTTTTGTACAAGGAAAATAAAGTGCGCATCTATGTTTAGGTTCTCGACAACTACCTGAATCATTGGTTTGGCATTAACATCAATCAAGGGCTTCGGGAACGTGTACCCAGCTTGCGCAAATCGGGAGCCGGCTCCTGCCATCGGTATTAAAACATTCATTTTTTCATTCCTCCACGCAACAGGCTTTTTGCCTCTATTTTCTATTTCATCAACAAAACGGATTAAACGTTCCTTGTTAAGGTCGGCAGCATTCTTTATTGCATGAAGGTTTGCGCCAGAACTAAGCGCACCCTCCCTGCCGATATGGGAATCCTCAATAATTATAGTATTAGCAGGAACTGCATCAAGGGAGACCATGCATTTCCAGTACATCTCTGGGTGTGGTTTGTGGTTTCTTACGTCCTCGTTGCTCATTATGTAGCTGACGTATTTGAGGACACCAATTGCATCTAGGGCGGTTATGACCGTATCTCGTATGGCGTTCGAGGCAACAGCAATGCGCCAGCCCTTTTCTTTGAGGGTCTGCATTATGTCAATTGCTACGTAATTCTTGGGGAAATCTGAGAGTATTTCTAGAGTTGCTTTTTGCTTGTCTTCCCAGATTTGCTGATGTTTCGATTCTGGGAGACCTTTTTCTTCAGTCAACATCTTCAACTTTGTTGTTGTCCCAAGACCGTCATATTTGGATAGGTGTTCCTCTTGCGAAATTATGTATTTAACATCAACCCTGCTTAAGGCAATATTCAGTGAATCGTAATGAACGTCGCGTGATTCAATCAAAACACCGTCAAGGTCAAAGATGACGAGAAAGTTATTTTTCATTTGGATTAGGTCCTGCATGCCTGTGCCACTTATTGTGACGAACAATGCTTTTTCCATTGCACTTCATTACATACTTATCACGAACACGCATTGACCATTCAACATCTTCTGCTTCGTTCCATCCACGTGATTCGTCAAGGGGTTCTTCAAGCATCACATGTTTCTTAAGAATAAAGAAACCACCAGATATATACATGTATTGAGTTTGCGTCCAGTCGTTGTAGTCAAGTGACCATGCTTGACCGTGTCCTGGTTTGTCCCATAACGACCAGTCCATTGGGTTTCTAGCGCCATTAATTAAGTACTGAGGACATGAGCAGATATCCCAGTCTGTACCAAATGATTTAAATTCTTCGTACCATTTTTCATCAAATAAGTGATAGTCATGCA